CGAAGGCTTGTTGATTGGTGACGATGACGCTAAGCGTCTTGTCGTAGGCATACTGGAGCTTCACGAGCGAAGTCATCACGGTGCTGCCAAAATTGTTGAACAGCGTCTGGTCCGGCATCATCGGGTACAGCGGAATCTCGTCGTACGGGAGGGCCGTGTCCAGCATCCACGTGTCGGAGTCTATGTACTGAACGATGCGACCCTTCTCGCAGGCCGCCGTCTTCTTGTGTATGAACGTGTAGACGGGGATCAAATCGGAGTTGGACGTCTGCGCGTCCACGATGTGCCCGAATCGGAAACGCTGTAGGGTCGTCGGCAGGCTTAGGCCCTTGAGCTCGTCCGTCAGGTCTGGCCGCTGGGCGATCAGGTCCCACTTGTTGAGGTACTCGCGGACGATGTACCAGTCATTGTCAACATCCATCCGCGTGTAGTCCCGAATGACGTCCATCGGGCCGAGTATGGCATACTGGAAGTCGCCCTCCTTAATTGGCACTTCCTTCCCGGTAGGGTCCTGCACCGTGTCCACGATCTGGCCGATGTCCGCGTTCCACTTCTGGAACATCCAGCCCTCGCCGGTGACGAGTCCGTACGTCAGGCCCATCTTGTACCCGTCCTCCATGTGCTTCACCTTGAGGTAGTAGTTGCTGACGGCGTCGAAGATGATGTCCTGAGACATACTCTTGTGGTCGTCGTTTATCGCCTCCGGCTGGAAGGAAGGCCGCTGGTTGGCGATGGTGCTCACGAGGCCGGTCACTATGGAGCGGTAGATGTTGGACTCGATCAGCTTGTACTGCCCTCGGTCTCCACCGAAGCGGATGCCGATTTTCATCTCGGATCGCATCCACATCTCCCAGTTCGTGCGCCATGTGGTGAGCTTGCCGGTCCTTAAAACATAGTCTTCGTAGTCCCGGGTGCGCCTGTCAAGCTCTGGGAGCAAATCTTCAATGGGTAATGTGGCGAAGTACTGGTCGGGAGAGCCGCGGAAAGTGAGGCTCGACATGCTACTTTGGGCCATTCGATTCTCCTATGCTTCGCTGTTTGAATTTTACCACTATCTGGCTTGCTATTCTTCGCTGGCAGTCTCGGCAGTCGTTTATGTGCTTTAAAAAGTCGTCAAAATCTTGGGCATCGGCTCGCCCTTGCTTCACAAGTTCGCAATGGTCAGTCATATTGTCTGTCATGGTCTTTGTAGCTGAACTCTTGGTCCATCGCTTCATCCAGCCCGGCGGCAATTATTTCTCCAGTCTGTGCCTTGTCTCCTTCCAGCAGCTTCTTGGGGATGAACGTGTTCTCTTCGTTGTGCCTGAACTCCGGTGGCAGTGGGTTCTTGGTCATGTCCACGCTGCGGGCGAGGTACATCAGCATCGCGAAGCCATCGTAGTGGCCGTAGGTCTTGGAACGCGAGAATTCCTTGCCACGGGTGCCGCCCTTCGTCTTCGTCCAGACACCGTTCTTGAGGCACCCTATCGTCTGCATGCACTTCGGGCTTATGAGTATGCGCCCGTCTTTCACCAGCTCACGAACGTCCGATACCATCACTTCCAGATAGGTCTTGCTCTCCACCGGCGAGAAGTACAGGTGATGCCGGTTGTTGAAATCCTGAAGGAGCGATGGCGTGTTGTTGTCCGCCACGCGTTTCGTGACGGGGCTCTTATCCAGCGAGTCCACGTCGAATACTTCCAGCTCCTTCTTTATGATCGTCTCGGCTAGATGGTCCGTGCTCTGCTCCGGGCTCTTCATCCATATCTCGTCCCGGAGCACTATGACGGACCTTCTGCTGACCCATTCGACTGTGGCGAAGCCGCATACCGAGTTGTCCGTCCACCCTTGGTCGAGGGCGTCGTACTTGAGCCAGAACTTGAAGTTGTCGTCCTTGGCCACTTCCTGTATGTACTTGTCGTCCCACTCGGGGCACAGCTGGAAGTCCGTGTCTATGACCGATTCGCAGAAGAACTCGCGCCGTACCTTGGCGGAGTTGATGCCGCCGGCGTCGCGTATGAACTTCTCCTGCCGCTCCAGCGGGTAGTGGCTATCGCGTATCGTGAGCATGATGTACGCGTTGTCCATCTTGGCCGCCTCCACGTACTCGTTGAACACGTGGTCCGGCGTCACCGGACGCGTCGATAGCAGCAGCATCTGGCCGTTCCGAGGAATAAGGGTGGAGAGCAACGCACCATCCACAATCTCATCCAAATTCGCCGAGAATCCCGCTTCGTCTAGGATAATCAGGTCAAACGCGAAGGATCGCAGATTATTGTACGAGCTGCCCTGCCCCTTGCCCACCCCACGGAAAAGCATCTTCGAGCCGTTCGGGAACACCATGCTGCTCTTGAACAGCCTCGGCCTCAGCTCCTCCGGGCACGTCGCGAACACGATGTCGTAGAGCTGGCGGACGTACTCCTGCACGTCGTCCACCGTGGGCGCTATGAAGGCCACCAGCGCGCCCTTCTTCTGTATGCAGGTCTCGGCCCCGAGGAACATGCCGAGCACGCTCTTGCCGATCTTGCGGCTGCAGTTCGCCACGAACTTCGACGTCCTGACGTTGGACGCCTTGTAGGCGTCGTATATCTTGCGCTGCGAAGGGTTCAGGTGGACGTACAGCCTGCCCAGCTGCCAACTGGCCTCGATAGCCTTCTCTTGGTCAGTCGGCATTAAGACTTAGGCCTTTGGCGCTTCTATGGGTTTCTCCGCGGACCCATACTCGTCGCCGGTAGTGACCTGCGACGGCTTGGCGTCGGCCAGAGCGGCATCGGCGGCCGCCTTCGCGGCTCCCGTGTCCACCACGCTGAGCTCGGCCTTGGCCTCGCTCTCGATGACCTTGGCCAGCCTCTCCGCCCGCAGCTTGAAGTCCTCGTAGTGGAACTTCAGGAAGTTCAGCACCTCGGCCACCTTCATCCCCATGTGCCCCGGATGGCTCGCCTGCGCGATGTAGTCGTGCGCCCTAGCGAAGAGGTCGCGTATGTCCTCGATGCCCTTAAGCTGGTCCTTCTTGGACGGCTGCTGCGCCTGAACCGGCACCGCTGGTGTCCCTGCTGTTCCCTGATTGTCGCTCATTTTATGCCCCCCGATTAGTTATTCTTGGTACGGCTTGTCAAATCCTATCACCGGCTTATCCGTGCGCTCCCACACGTCGCAGCATTGCCCCGGCTCAACCTTCCCAGTCCATAGAAGGCAGACGCCATTTGAGTAGTGGTCACAGGTACTACAGTTAACCAAATCAGCCTCAACGTATCCTGCCGTTTCTGGCGTGGAGCGCGATGGCTTGATGTCTTCCGCCTTATACTTCTCCGGTCCCTTCTCCCATAGCAGGCACGTCCCGCGCTTCAGGTCTATCGTCTTGTTGACCAGAAGGCACGTGTACTTGTCACCCATACGTATGCGGTGCTCACATCCCCCGCACTTATGGTCAGGCGGGTTTGTGTCATCCACGAAAAAGGGTATGTTGAACTGGCTGTTCTTAATTTGATCCATATTGTCTAGGCTCTTCCGGCATCTTCATCCCGTCCACGTCCCATACGCATCCCTCTATGCCGTCGCTGAACTGGTTCTGGTTGGGGAAGCACCAGTAAAATGTGTATCCCTGCCGTAGCTCGTGCCCCATTATCGGCCTCTCGCACGTCACGCAGTTGCGCCCCTCGAATCGTCTCGCGCCCTCGGGGTTGTAGTCCGACAGCAGTATCGTCCCCTTCTCCGCCAGCTCGCGGGTGGAGCATCCGTCCTCGCGGGCCGTCGCTGGCGTCCTGAAGCACCACCGGCACCGCAGGACCATGTCCACGAGGCCAACTCCCTTGGCCGGCATGCCCTCGAACTCGTGCGCTAGCATGGTTTCCTGTCCATTACATGTTCTATAAAACGATTCTGTATAACAAGCGTCATGTTCCGCCTAGGAAGCTTGGCGACCATCCGCCTCACCCCGTCGTTGTCCTTGGGGTCGAGAGCACCAACGCGAACCACGGCCCTCGGCATGTGCGCCAGAAAATCGTTCCGCGTGTCCAGCCCCCATACCATGCTGGACTCGTCGAAGCTAAGCGGTAGGCTGTCCAACGAAGCGCCTATCATGGTGTAGCCGGCAAGCGTGTCATGCCTGCGCTTGATGGTCTGGTCCATGTACAGCTCACCCACGTAGTTCCCGTTCGCATCCTGATACCTCCGGACGATTGCGAGCCTGACCGACGGAGGGCTGAGCATCGAGCGTACGAAGTCGAATAGGCGGCGAATCATAGGATGGACCAGAGCACCTTGCACGCGAAGTGCATAAGCTGATCCTCGTGGATTCCATAATAGTTGTCGCACTTGCCGAAGTCGATGGCACAATGCGCCAGCGTCTCTAGCAGGCCCAGCAACAGGTTGCCCGTCACCAGCGACACCATGAGCCCGTGGATCAGGCCATGAGCGGCGAGCCAGTACTGCCAGCACACCTGCGGCTTCTGTCCGGCTGGCACGTTGAGTATCGGGCTGTGCAGGTTCTTTCCGCGAGCCATCGAGTCCGACTGCAAGGCGAAGTCGGCCAGCGCGTGGCCCATCATAAGCAGAATCAGTCTTGCGATCATCTATCCCCCTGATCAACGTGCGCATACGACAAAACGTAGACTATGGCGAACACGAAGAATATCCAGAAGCAGTCCAGAGCGTCTGGCATCACAGGAACTGCTCACCGTCGTTTGGACAGCTATAAAGCATCATAACCTATGAAGCATCCGCCAGTGCTCGTTCGGCGTCTCCAACCTAGACTCCCAGAAGCTGTCAGCGTGCATCCCGCAGTCCCTGAACTTCACGCACCACACTAGGCCGGCCATATCCCGCGTTGGCGTCTCCAGCATGCACATCTCAGGTTGGTTCTCCAAAAGCATCATATCGGCCACCTGTACGGCTCGACCACGTGCCCTATAGCCTGTATCGTTGCACGCCTTAGCGTCCAACCATGCCCAATCAAGTAAGCCCACTTGCGGGCGGCGTACCTCGCCCGCCTAGGCCAGAACGTCATGTCAAACACAAAAGCCCGCATTACCGCCCCTCTAGCGCATCCAGCGCGACTATGGCGGCTTTGCTAGCCTTCCCCTTCCACTTCCTGACTTTGGTGCTATGGTTCGTCTGCGTTATCAGGTAAGGCAGAAGCCTAAGCCATAGCTTGATACGGTTGCGGTTATTCGCCTTGATAGCCAAGGCGAAGTCGGTTTGCCAGTCTAAGCCGGCTTTCTTGAACGCCTTGGCTATTGAGCTAGGATGCTTTGCCTTCAGGTTCCTAGCTCCCTTTGGCCTGCCCGTGCTGGCGTGTAGCTTCGACAGCGCTATGCCCGCGCTGTTGACCGCGCATTGATGCGACGTGCCATACTGGTACGAGTCGTGGCATGACGCGCATATGACCACCTGTATACCGTCCACTATTGTTTGATCCCCGCGAGCACTATAACCATCCACGCAGCCCATCCTATCAGCATTATGGCTGGCATGCTTCCCCCGATGTTAAATCAAGTGTCGCGCGGACTCTCACCGGCTAAGGACCCGTTGTATAGGGCTGGCGCGTACCGGCGGGAAACCCCACCGCTTTCTTTGCCTTGACACTGAAAGATTGAGCCTTTCGGCCCGTCAGAGCATTTGGTCGAAGAATGAGACCAAAGACCCATTGAAATTTGGCGAAACTCCTGTTATACTCAAAACGCAGGGAGTGCCGGCG